CCTTGTCAGTCTGACCATCCCCACGAAGGAAGTCAGCATAAGCACCGAATGCGCAGTACTCAAAGAATTGGTAAGGGATGTTTGGATTATCTCCGGACTCATCACCAAAGCTTCCTGATGTATAGCTACCACCGTCAGCGACGACTGATTCAAGATCCTTACGGTAAGTCAAATAGACATCCGTAGCATTAAGAACAGTTGGGTTAATGATTTTTACGGATGGGTAACCTCCAGAATTAAGAATGGACACGTAAGTGTACTCCTCGGGGTAGCGAGTATCCGTTGGATCCGTCTTATGAATACGGAAAACAACATTGGAGTCATTGGCTAGATCCTTGCCAGTCCCGTATGTTTGAATCGTATTATCATCAGCTGTAGCTAATGTGACCGATTCACCGATTATTGTAAAGTCAGGCCAAGGATACCGCTCGAATGAGGTGCGGACACGACGATTAACTGCTTGCCGCAGGAATGCAGCATCAGTTGTTTCAAGAGCAGCTAATCCGGCGATGGACTTGAACCGCTCCTCAAGGTTCTGGTATGTAATAGTTGGATAGTTTGCCATAGTTGTTTAGGTTAAATTTTATTGGGGCTAAGGTCGCTGAACTTGCGCTGGAAGTACTTAAGAAATTCTTTGGAATGAACCTCGGCGTGACCGTACTTTTTGATCAGCCGAAAATATTCCCGTGGTGGCATAGCTGCTACGCAGCGTCCTAATGTAGGATGCTCTTTACCTACATTGCTTCGGGCATCACGACGAGCTAGGTCATAACGCTTGCCTTCCGTTGCGACCTCCTTAGTGAAGCTCGCTTGGATTTCTTCCATAAGGGCATTATTGATCTCCTCGTCGGAGATGCCTGCCTTTTGGTTTACAATCTGCATAATAGAAAAATGGGGGAGGTCAGAATGACCAACCTCCCCCAGGTAGAATTAGCTTACTGCCTGGATCAAGCCGTGAGCCTGTGGGTGGTAAACACCGAGGGTCAGGGCGCAATCAACGAATCCACGCTCACCACCACCTTGGTTAGGCAGGCGAGTCGAACCCATTGGGATCAGTTCGTGGACACCGTAGTATTCAGGGTTTAGGAGGTAACCGGACCCATTGTTGCCAGAAACACCGAATTCAGGCATACAGTCAGGGTTAGCGTTAACGATGGAAACGATGCCGTGGTCGCTCTGGTAGAGCTCAACGCTAAGTTTGATAGCAGCTGTACCACCATCGTAGTTAACGTTACGGATGCTTGTTTCGGTCGATACGGTTGACAGACGAGCGAAGTCGCTGATTACACGGCGAAGACCAACATCAGCAACAAGGATAAGACCATTGGAAACGCCATTAACCTCAAAGATGCTTGAGATAAGGTCGTTCATTGCGGTCTCGCTGAACTCGTCGGCAGTTGCCTCAGCGGTCGAGTAGATGCTGCTTGCTGGAGTCTTGAAGCCAGCTGGTACGGTTGTGTCAGCTGCTGCGCTATCAATGAATCCACCAAGACCTGTCATCTTGTATGGTGTCGAAGTACCTGCTGACTGCTTTACGTTAGCCGAGCAAAGAGTTGCCTCAACGTCACGCTTCAGTTCGCGGATTGCTTTAGCTTCAGCCTGTGCAATCTTTGCTGGACCAACGGAATCAACGGCCTCTTGGAGGTCGGATACACGGTAATCGCGGCGGAACTTCTGGGTGTAGTTACCCATACGTGCGCGTCCTGCGAACTGGTCAGTGAAGGTTGATACGTCATCACCTTCGACGATACCATCGGTGCTAGGGCCATCAAGGCTATCAACTGTCCACTCGCTGTATGTTGCAGCAGCGCGTGCTTTCTGTGCAGAAGAAAGGACTGGTGTTTCTTCGGGTGCAAGAATAGTCAAGACGTCAGTCAAGTCCTCACGATTGGAAACAGCCGATCCAGGATTTAAGTTATCGGTTGGTGTATATGTATTTGAGAATGGCATAGTGTTATTAAATTATCGGTTCTTAAGTTGTTGAGTACGGAATTTGATGAAATCAGATTTATCACCAGAGGCTTTGTACTGTTCAACGAGCTTTGAGATTGCTTTCTTTGTGGGATCCTGTGGCTGCTCTGATTGAGCTGCCGCTGACTTGACCGATGCAGGAGGATTAAGCTTGGGCGCTGCCTTTGGCTTTTCCTCCTTGATTGGCTTACGGCCATAAAGGCTGTTAGCTGCGTGAGCCATAAGGTACGGCATTTGTGCCGAGACATCGGGCGGTAAATCCTTAAGCATTGATTTAACGCGCTTGTCCTGCATTATTGCATTGTACTGATGGCGTACATCGTTGTCCTCGCCGGACAACCAAGGTAGCTCCTCCATTGCCTTAGCCTGGAATCCCTCCTTGAGCTGTTCGCCCTTGATGGAATCCTGGATGACCTGCATTTGTGCTGGAAGGAATTTATCTCGGCTTTTGCGTGAGTTCACAAGAGCCTTACGCACCTCAGCCTTTGTCATTTCCTTGTCACCTACGGTGGTCACCACGTCTTCTGGTCCGTATCCGTCAGCATTGAATAAGGTGTCCTCAGCCCATTCGATAACAGAATTAACCTCATCGTACTTCTCTTGAACCGATTCTATCGTATCAAGGGATGAGAATGGGTTGTTCTGAACCTTGGGTGCGGGCTCCTTGGTTTCGCCGCTTTCGCGCATCTTGGATTCCAGTATTGCAATGCGTTCCTCGGCTGCCTTACGTTTAGCCGTAAGTTCGCCGAATCGCGCTACAGCACGACTGCCAAGTTTCTCGGATAGTTCCCGAAGATCCTCTTCGGACATATCATCTAGATCCAACTGTGAAAGAACATTTTCGGAAGAGCTCTCAGTTTCTTCTTGTTCGGTCCCTTCGCTGTTTTCAGCCTCTTGACCTCCCTCGGTTTCTTCTGGTTGCTCTGACTCGTTTGCCTCTGTGGACTCCTGTGCAGTTTCCTCAACGTTTGGTTCGGCGGGAACTTCCGCTACCTCCTCGGTTGGTTGGGCTGCTTTCATTTGCCCTAAACGTCTGACCGCGAAGTCAGCCGCTGATATATTAGTATTTTCCACTGCGCTTTCTACGGATGCAGCGATCTCCGTTACTGTTTCATCTGACATAATTGTTATTTCCACTCCCCGCAAACTTAACCATATAGTCATCGCCAAGACCTAGAGCAGCAATACGCTCTGGCATAAGGTTACCATGCCAACTTTGTGGTCCTTCTAACCAACGACCTT